TAGCAAATATTCCTGAAAGAAAACATTTTTATTATTATACTGTCCCAACTTGGGATGGTCAAAGAAAAGGTGCTGACGTTTATAAAATACCACAACCAATTCCTGTTGATATTACATATAATATAAAATTGTTCTGTAATAGAATGCGTGAATTGAATGAGTTTAATAAAATATTCATGCAAACCTTCACATCAAAACAAGCATATATTAATGTTAAAGGTCATTACCTTCCCGTGATGATGGGAGACGTTTCTGATGAATCCTCTAAAGAAATTGAAAAAAGAAAGTATTATATTGCAAATTATAATATCATACTAAAAGGGTTATTAATTGATGAGGAAGAGTTTCAAGTGTCCCCTGCGATAACAAGGGCAGTCACAATGTTTGAAGTGGATACTAAAACAAGAAAAAGAAAAACTAAAATAGAACCACCAAGACCGGATAATTTTGATTTAGATATAACATTTGTTAGTGGTAATACGCAGATCAGTGAACTTTTTAAATACACTGCAGATATAATTGTTGAAAGTACCGATAATCTTTTATCTTACTCGGTCTATATAAATAATAATTATGTTGGTGATGATATTGAAAAAATACAAATAACTAATGGTGATACTTTAAAATTTATTGTAACCAAAAATAACGTGTCAGATTCTGCAACAATAAAGACGGTTGCTTATATTATATAATCACTCTCCGTAAATGTCTTTTTCTTTTTGACATGTTTTTAAGATTATTTTTTCTAAAAACTTGTGAATCTTATACCCATTTTCTTCGCAATATTTTTTTAAAACATCGTGAACGTCTTCAGAAATTTTAATGTTTTTGATTTTCTTCATACCGGAATAAATAGTTTATTAGTATGAAAAAAGGTAGAAATTTTTCATACTACATATTTTTTTATAAAAAAAATCAAAGTTTTTTGCTATTTGGTGAGGTATTTATATATAAAAAATAAATTATAAAAAACAAAAGATTTAAAAATGGCTTCATCTAACAAAGTATTTGTATCTCCGGGAGTTTATACTTCAGAAAGAGATTTAACATTCGTAGCACAAAGTGTCGGTGTAACAACTTTAGGTATTGTTGGGGAGACTTTACAAGGTCCGGCTTTTGAACCAATATTCATCACAAATTTTGATGAGTTCCAAGTTTACTTTGGTTCAACAAGTCCTGAAAAATTTGTAAACACTCAAATACCAAAATACGAAACATCTTATATTGCAAAAGCATATCTTCAACAGTCAAATCAATTATTTGTAACAAGAGTACTTGGTTTGTCAGGATATGATGCTGGACCTTCTTGGTCAATAACAACTATGGGTAATGTTAATCCATCAACAATTGGTGCGACAGGTAATACACCAACAACATTTACATTTACCGGATTAACAGGAGACCCTACATCTATAGTGTTGGGTAATATACCATCAATACTATCTCCAGTAATTGGTGCAACATACACTAATTATGATAACTCAACATCAACAATTTATAGTGATTTTCAATCTTACCTATCAAATGAAATAACATTATTTTCAACCGCTAATCCAGCTTCAGGTACAACCGCACAATTTTGGGGTAGCGTTAGTGGAGGTGTTATCACATATATTACAGGGACATCAACACCAGTTAACACTATAACTGCGGTTACTGAAACATATGGTGTTAGTAGTATTGATGTGGCAAACAACACATTATCTGCATCAACTAATGATGCTTGGTTTTATTCTCAATTTACATATTCACAAAACCCAATAACTGATGTATCATCATATTTTGGTTTTGGTTTTGGTATTAGTTTAGAATCAATTAGTACTGGATCAACTTCAGGAACGTATTCAGGTGTTTGTAATATTATGTTTACACAATATTCTGGTACACCATTTTTAGAATACGATGATTTGGTTGTTGCAACGTTAAGATCAAGAGGTATTTCAACTTACTCATCAACACAGGCAGGTCCTAGATATGAAGTTTCAGCAAAAACAGACGCGATATTAATTACAACAGGTAATTATTCAGGAGTAACAAGAGACCCGTTTGATACGTTTTTAGTTTCGGGGGTTACACAAGACGGAGATAATTTTAGTTTTGAAGCGTCAATGTTAACGACAGACTCAGAATATGTTTCTAAAGTATTTGGTAGAAGTAATTTTGGTAAAGATAGAACTGAAGTTCCTTTATTTGTTGAGGAAGCTTACCCGTCACTTTTAACAACTGGGTATAGAGCAGGTAAAATCAGAGGTCTTTATAGTGATTTTATTGATTTAGGTGGTGTAAGACAAAATGATACAGACTCTATAGCGTTTTATCTTGAGCAATTCCAAACACCAGAAACTCCGTATTTTGTTTCTGAACTAAGAGGTAATAAAGTTTATAAATTATTTAAAGCTAAATTAATTTCTGATGGTAATGCGGCAAACAGGTTGGTTAAAATATCGGTAGCAAACATGTCATTCAATAACTTAACATTTGATTTATTTGTTAGGGATTTCTTTGATACTGATCAAAATGTTAGAGTGATTGAAAGTTTCACTAACTGTTCATTAGACCCAACCCAAAATAACTATGTTGCAAATAAAATTGGTACTGCAAATGGAGAATATCAAGTTAAATCTAAATATATAATGTTAGAAATGAGTGATGAAGCACCAACAGACGCTCTTCCTTGTGGTTTTGACGGATATAATATGAGAGAATATTCAAACGCAACACCACCATTTATGGTATACAAAACAAAATATTTACAACCAGGTGAAGTTATTTATAACCCTCCTTTTGGATCATCTAACGGTGGAGATAATCCAGTTATTTCAAACGGTGAAAATCCAAGAAGAGCATACTTAGGGATTTCTAATATTACAGGAATTGATTATGATTTCTTTGAATATAAAGGAAAACAAGTTCCTGTAAACATTGGTACTGACACTGAAGGAATTGCGTGGGGTTATATGACTAAAGGTTTCCACATGGATAGTGGGGCAACTGTAATCACACAATATAACTCATTAACAACAGGACAAACGGCAGCATTTGAGGTTGGTGTTGGTTCTTTCAATAGTGAACCTACAGACGCAAGTAACCCTTATTATAGATTAAATACTCGTAAATTTACCGTAGTGCCTTATGGTGGATTTGACGGATGGGACATTTATAGAGAGTATAGGACAAATGAAGATACATTTGCTTTAGGTCAATCAGGTTATAAATACGGAGCTGAAGTATCAATTACATACCCAACCGCAACAGGATGGGGAGCGTTTAAACAAATTTCAGGACCTAACCAAGAAACTTGGGCAAATACCGACTACTACGCGTATTTATGGGGACAATCAACATTTGCAAATCCTGAAGCGGTTAATATCAACGTATTTACTACTCCGGGTATTGATTATGTAAATAATCAAAATCTTGTTGAACTTGCAATTGATATGGTTGAGACTGACAGAGCGGATTCAATTTATATTTGTACAACACCTGACTTTGATTTATTTTTACCAACTTACAACGATTTAGAGGAAGGTTTAATTTATCCTCAACAGGCGGTAGATAATTTAGAAGAAACAGGAATTGACTCTAACTATACTGCAACGTACTACCCATGGGTTTTAACTAGAGACAGTGTTAATAATACACAAATTTATTTACCACCAACTGCTGAGGTTACTAAAAATTTAGCTTTAACTGACAACATCGCATTCCCTTGGTTTGCATCGGCAGGTTATACTCGTGGTATAGTAAACGCAATTAAAGCACGTAAGAAGTTAACTCAAGATGATAGAGACACTCTTTATAAAGGAAGATTGAACCCAATTGCAACCTTCTCTGATGTTGGTACAGTAATTTGGGGTAATAAAACTTTACAAATTAGAGAATCTGCACTTGATAGAATCAACGTTAGAAGATTATTACTACAAGCAAGAAAACTAATTTCAGCAGTAGCGGTAAGATTGTTATTTGAACAAAATGACGATAAAGTTAGACAAGACTTCCTTGACTCTGTAAATCCAATTTTGGATTCAATTAGAAGAGATAGAGGTTTAATTGACTTTAGAGTTACAGTTTCTAATACTCCTGAAGATTTAGATTCAAATACTTTAACAGGTAAAATCTTCTTGAAACCAACTAGGGCGTTAGAATACATTGACATTGAGTTTGTTATAACACCAACGGGAGCATCTTTTGATGACGTTTAATAAAAAATAAAATGAGTGGGGAGTAGAAATATTCCCCATTATATATTTATAAATAAAAAATCATGAAAATACAAAAAAAATTAATCAAAGAAAGTTTGAATTTAGAAAGTGACTCAAAAAAGACTTTTTCTGAAAAAAAACAAAACATAATTATTACAGAAAAACAACTTGACTACATTTTGACAAAACTTAAAAAAATATGAATGTAAGAAAACACATATATAATCAAGTTATTAAAAAAAGACTTAATGAGGGGTTAATTGGTGATGAAGATAACGACACACTTAGACCTGATTTAAAATATTATGCTTTTGACTGGGATGATAATATTATGTTTATGCCAACAAAAATTATGGTATTATCTGAAAACGATGATGAGATAGGAATGTCTACAGAAGACTTTGCTGAACACAGATTACAAATAGGACAAGAACCATTTAAATATAAGAGTGCAACAATTATAAATTTTGCAGAAAACCCTTTTAGGTTTTTTAGAGAAGAAGGGGACAAAAGATTTTTAATGGATTGTATGATGGCACCTGTTGGTCCAGCATGGAATGATTTTGTGGAGTGTATTAATGGTGGTTCTATTTTTGCAATTATTACCGCTAGAGGACATAACCCTGAAACATTAAAAGAGGCCGTTTACAATCTTATTATGTCAGATAAGAATGGATTAAATAGAAAAAAATTAGAAGAAAGTCTTAGAAGATATGATTTATTAGCAAACGAAAGTTTAAACGAAAATATGAGACCAAGAATGAGTACTACTATAGAACAATATTTGGACATGTGTAAGTTTCACCCTGTTTCTTATGGTAGTGGTAGTGCAACGTCTCCTGAAGAAGGTAAAAATAAGGCATTAAAACAATTTATATCTTATTGTAGAGAACAGGCAAAAAACTTGGTTCAGTTTATTTTAGATAATAATCCTAATATAAAATTATCAGATCTGACACCAAAATTTAAAAACGATGTTGCAATGTCTGAACCGGTGGAAGATGTGGAAGAATTTGTTGGGGAATACACTTCTTTAGGATTTTCTGATGACGACCCAAGAAATATTGAAGCCTCATCTGAATTTTTAAATAAAGAATATGAAAAAAGTCCAGTTAATTTATATTTAACTAAAGGAGGTAAAAAAACTAGATTTAATTAACTTTCTAGATAAGAAATATTAGAAATTAAAAAAAAGTAAATACAAAAAAATAAATAAGACAATATTTATATAAAAAATAAAAACACTAAAAACTAGAAAACATGGCTGATTTATTAATGAAAATGCCCTTTCAATATGAACCTAAAAGAAAAAATAGGTTTATCATAACTTTCCCTTCTTCTTTGGGTATTAATTCTTGGTATGTTGAAAGTACGTCAAGACCTAAAGTTGAAATCGGTTCTACAGAGATTCCTTTCTTAAATACGTCAACTTATGTTGCTGGTAGATTTAAGTGGGGATCAATTGACGTAACATTTAGAGATCCAATTGGACCGTCAGCATCACAAGCTCTTATGGAGTGGGTTCGTCTACATGCAGAATCAGTAACGGGTCGTATGGGTTATGCCGCTGGTTATAAAAAAGACGTTGATTTAGAAATGTTAGACCCAACAGGTGTGGCAGTTGAGAAATGGATTCTACAAGGATGTTTTTTAACTAACGTTGATTTTGATTCATTAGGGTATAGTGAAGACGGATTAATTACGGT